GCCGAAGCAGGACTTACCGCAAAAAACGTTAGACACGATACAAAGAGAAAACGTCTCATTTTGGCTTGGACGTAGGGGTTTCTTCCTTAATTGTAGGGTCTTCTTTCTTCTTGCCATTGGCGCGTTTGATATTGACTCCTACGGAACTCAACGTCCCTGTCAACAAACTCGCGGGGAAAGTTGGATCCATGGCTTTGACGTGGCCCAAGTAATTAAGGGTCAGCATTGCAATCGACCATGTCAAAACGGCCAGTTTGACAAAATCCGCCAACGGCGTTGATTCGGATTCTTGCTCCTGTTCCTGCTTAACCTGTTCTTCTGCCATGATGTGCGGTAATTAGGTCGAAAAGTGTGGTAGAGGTTTGGGCGGCTATAGCTGGGGCAAGCGTGGGGGCGGTTGCCCTCGCTGTCAAGAGTGCAAGCCGCGAAAGCCTGCAAGGTCGTGATACGTTGGTGCGCCTCACAAGTGCTGTAGACAATTTAAGCTCTCAAGTCGATCTTTTCCGTCGAGAGCAAGCAGCTATTTCAACAGAGGTTTTTGCCAGGCTTAGTGACGCTGAAAGGGCGATTGCTCGTCTTGAAGGCATCCAAGACAGACATTAGACTTTTGGCACATTTAGGTTTCCGATGCTTTTATTAATCCGCCCGATCCTGTTTCGTTTCTTGCAATCAAACGGCGTCAAGAAATTGGTCGTTGATCTTTTGACTGCATACTGCAAAACCACCGACAATACCGTGGACGACAAGGTGGTGGATTTTGTCAAGGTAAACCTATTCCCAGGGACTCGCGTTGAGCACTAAATGTGGGTTTGGGTTGTAGTTGTGGCTTTATCGTTGCTCCCCTTCTTTCAGTTCTTCAAAAAAGGTGATCCCCATCAGCTGGCTGCGATTGCGGAGCTAGAGAAGTCGATCGATCAAGATTTGCTTGACGATGAGGCTGAATGGTTTGAGATGTGGAAGACCAGTGGCATCCATCAAGAGGTTTACGGCGTCCCGTATTACAACCAAATGGATAGCCTTACCGGCTATGGCTATAGAGAGTGTTTTGATGCAGCGGCTGCAATGGTTGTGGCGTTCCACCATGGCATCAAAAGCCAAGATGCCTATCGGCAGGTGCGACGTAAGTTTGGCGACACGACAGAAGTTCATGCCCAGGTTTCTGCATTGCGATCACTTGGCCTAGATGCTGAGTTTCGCAAAAACGTAAGGGTTGAGGATATTGAGATTGAAATCGATGCTGGTAGACCAATCATGGTTGGCTGGCTACATAAAGGCGATTTCACCAAAGGCAAACCAGCAGTGTGCGACAACGATGGTTGTGGGCATTGGAGCGTAATCATTGGCTACGACAAGGATGATTTCATTGCTATGGATCCCATGGGCAAGCCAAATATGGAAACGGGTGGCCATGACATTAGTAAATCGGGAGAGCGGATTAGAATGTCGCGGTCTGCGTTCTACCAGCGATTTCTGATCGAGGGTGAAGCAAGCGGCTGGGCCATATTTGTTGACCGATGAACTGGGGTTATATCAGTGCGTTTTGGACCACAGTTGTGATGAACTGTGCTCAACCTGTGAATTGGCAAGCCTGCCTCCCCGTGCATCAGTGGCTTTTCCCGGCTATAGGTGATTTGATACAGCTGAAGAGAGAGGGGATTTACGCCAGTGAAAAACGAGCGCTTAAACAGTTTCGACTGGATGGTGGTCAAGCCGAGTCTGGAAGAAGAACTAACCCTTGAGCGATCAGTAAGATCTATCGAAGACTGTGACAACGTTGATGTTTTGTCTCAGCTATGCGTCGCGATGGCTCGTCAGCAATGGCATCAAGGAAAGCTCCTGAAGCAAGCTATAGGCCAAATTTCTTTACTTGAGGCTGTGCTCTCTGCCGGAGAGCAGAAACCCTAAGAGCTTTTTCTAGCGTTGTTAATTTTGGGTTGGATTCGTGCATAGTCTCCCGCACACGGTTTTGAGCCGCGCTGATAACGTCTTGCGGACGCGTGGACCAATGGGGCGAAGCCATAGATCAAAACTCTTTCAAAAAAAGAATAGGCACGGTGGTTAGCCGTGCCCATTGAATCAATCAGAAATCGACTGAGCTGTTGCCTGAGATTTGTTGCAGATTGATCGAGCCGAAGTCACCGTATTGACCGGTCTGACCCTTGCCGTTCAGGTAGAAACCTTCAACCTCAATTTCCTCCTTCTTGGCAAAGTCCCATACCTTGCCAGGCTTAACGCGATCAGATTCGCCAGCCAGCTTTTGCAGGTAAGACGCAAGCTCAAGGATAGATTGCTTGGTCACAAACAAAGACAACTGCTTGGGTTGCTTGCCTTCTGTGTCAAAGCGGTTTTCACCAACGGACCATTTAATTTGGTGAGTAAGAGCGGGAACGAAATCAGCCATCGAGATTAACTCCTTTAAAAAACTGTGAGAGAATTGTTTTGACCGCAGCGTTGCGCACGCCGCCGTGATTTTGATCAGCGTAGTGCTGAACATTTTTGGCTAGGACGGGGTCCAGCCGAACTTGAAAGTGCAGATGACGCCGTTCGTCATCACGCTTAGCTTGTGCTGTCTTTTCATCGTCAGACATAGTTTTTCAGGTTGGCGTTCATCCAATCTTGATGGCGCTTGGCCGTCAATGCTGGGGCAACCTTTGCGTCAGGCCCGAGATTAAAGTCCCGTCGAAAGTCCGTACAAAATCGAGCAAGGTTGTCAGGCGTCAGCTCTTTGACGAGGCCAAGGCATTGTTCGCGATCTTCCTTTGATAGCGGTTGATCTTTGTCGGCAATGCCTTCAATCTTTGCTGCAGGTTTAGCAGCCGGTGCAGATTCTCCACGATGTGGGTTTTCTACTTCTTCCCGTGCCCAGAGCTGCCATGCAAGACCAAACTGTGCGGCAGCAGCAGTGCAAAGGCAACGTCGATGGCTGTCTGTTAAATCACGGGCACTGACCTTTTCGTAAGCAATCGCGTTGTTGCGATTGTCCATGATTGCCTGAGGAAAGTCAGGCGTTCGTTCACCATTTGGGCCAGTGAAATAACCAATAACGTAAGCCGTGCCGTTAGGAGCTTTCCAGACGTGACTGTTATCAACGTAATAAGCAAGGCAAAACTGCCAGCCTGGGGCGTGATCATGCAGCAGGTGCATAGTGCGGCACCAGTTGACATAATCGGCTTTGTAACTTCCGGTTCCTTTTTGACTTACGTCATCAGTTGTGATGACTCTGCCAAGATTAGGAAATTGCGGCGATGGTAATGATTGCGGAGGGTTGTTCGTTTCTGGTGGCATAACGTTTTTGAGCATTGAGAGCAATCACAGCCGCATCATCTTGAAAACAAACGCCCGTGCAACTGTCTAGCAGTGCGCGGCTTAATTTGTCTACGTCCCCGATGCGTGCGGTGCAATGAGAAGGGGCTTTTGGCTTGAGTTCTCCGTTAGTGCGGAAGTGTCCTTTTGGTCTGGCAAATATAAAAGTGACCGAAACCAAAATGGGCTTATCCATCATGGCATACCAGCCATTAGGTAAAGCCTCAAGCGCGGCATATTTAACGTCTTGTCTCCATGGCTTGCATCTCTTTGATGCTTCAACCATGATGCCTTTGCCGACATGACGCTTGCTGCCTTGTGGGGCAGGTTTACCAAGAACGGTAAACGTGAAACTATTTGGGCAGGTTGTCAAAGGCGTTGTCAATTGCAGAGTTCAGCAAAGCCATTGCAAGCGTACTTGGTGCGACTTTGCGTTGCTGCACTTCAATTGTTTGGCCTGCAACTTCGACTTCAACGGTGTAACCGGAAGTGGTCTCAGAAAGCTTTGTGAGCTTTTCTGCGCGATCGGCGTCAAGATTGATTGCGACTGATTTCATGGTGTTGATGGGGGAAAACGGGACTTACGCAATAGCCGCCCAAAGTTAATGAAGCTGGCCGTAATTGCCGCGTGCTTTTTGCTCGCGTGTTTTAAAAAAACCTTCAAGATCAGGGAATTGATCCATCAAATCACGAGCCGCAAAAGCTGTGTGATTGTTGTTGATCTTTAAGCCAAGGTCACCGGTTGTTGCGCGTGTCTCCCATCGAAGAATGTGAAACAAACCGTCCATCGAATAGCGGCTGTGACCCGATAGTTTTAGCTCTCGTGCCAGCCCTGCTAGCTGCAATAAAAGGCCAGGATTTCTGGCCTTGCATTGTTGCCATTGCAAATAAAGTTTTTGCGTCATTGGGGCAAACTTTCGCAGGCACGCTGCCAGCCTTGCTCGCAGTGTGTAATCTGTTGCTGATTGTGAACGCTGGTCAATGTGACCCAAGTGGCGGCACAAAAAAGCACACCAAACACAGCGCAAACAAGGAAGCTTGTTTTTTCAGGCTTGTTGCCGGGGTTGTAGTAGCGGGGACGTGACTTCATGGAAAAGAAAAGCTGATGTGGGGCTCTCGCCTAAACGCATGGTGGCATACCTAGGCATACCTGTCAAGTTGGCACTCTGACCTGATCGCCAACCCAGTTCAAGTACGGGCCAATGTTAACCTCAGCCTCTTGCGCGGTGTACCACCTGTAATCGCAGCTATTGCAATGGCGGCGGCGCACTGTTTCGTAGGGGCCATCAACAGTTTTCTTGGTCGTCACAACATGGACGCGGAATGATCCGCATTTAGGGCACTTCATCTTGATTTGACGGCTCAAAAGTCTGGCTGCTCAAGAGAGAATCGATCCCAGCACTGCTGCCAGGCTTCAAGGCACTCTTTCGGGTCTTGCTTGATCACCTTACATTTTTCGGGGCCGCTTACGACAGTGACGCACATGCCCACCGTGATGCTGGGCTGATTTAGGGCTAAGCAAGACATGTACGCGCCGAGCTGAGGCGTTGCTGGCTTGCGAGCTGCAATTGCTTTTTTGGAACTGACCGTTTTCAGGTCTCCCAAAATAACCAGTTGTTTGCTGGGCTCCAGCCCTTCTTCTTTTAATCGGATCAAAAAGTCGAAGCTGCCGCCGAGGCTTTTATATCTGTCCATAACCCTATATTCCGTGGCCAAGGTTTCGACGCCTTTAAAAAATGAATCGTCAAGCAGTGGATCAAGCCACGGTGACCATTTGTCGTCAACAATCTGCGGCTCGTCAAGAAGCTGCAGTTCTAGCGCTTTATGGATTGCGGTACCCCTGGCAGCCCATCCATCGGGGCCGTCTTTGTATTTGTCGATCATTGCTCGCTTGAACGGCGTCATATCAACGTCGAGCACATCAGAAACGTTGTGCGCTAGCCACTCGCCGCGCCATCGATAACGGTGGGAAGGCTCATGAAGCTCAAGATCTGGAACTGGGTCAAGCATTGGGGGTTGCGCTGTGTGCCCACTATGGGCATACTTTGGCAGCAAAGCAACCCCAGACCATGTCGGAACTGGACCAAATCACGAACACTAGAGTGCTGATTGACCCCAGGGTCATTTCTGAGATTGACAGGAAAAGGCCCATCGGCGTCACCCGCACCGGCTGGGTCAACCTGCTGCTTCAGAAAGCCATCGCATCCGAACCCGAGCCCCTTGCCCGTGACTAATCTCGACGCAGAAGAACGCGCTTTTGATCTGTTGCAGTGGGTGCCGTATTGCCTTCCGTCTCAATATGACGAAGAGCAAGCCATCCTCGGCTATTACAGCAAGACGCAGAAAGATCGTTCAGACCGTGCCCTCGACGCATGGGACGCTGATCATCCGTACAAATCCAGCGACGAACTAGAAGCGTTCAAAGAACTGGAAAGGCTTGGTGTCTACACACAGGCTGACTTTTACTCACCAAGCAAAGCCAAAGATGGACACTACACCGGGCGAATCAAAGCCCTCCGAGATTCTGCCCGAAAGCCTGAAGGACCACCAAGACCTTCTGGACCGGCTCGACCAATACGCAAACACCGTCCTTTGTAACGAGACAGACGAGCTGCGCCGATCGCAATTGCTTCGTCTTTATGCCGACGAGGTTGGTTGCCCGATCAACGAAAAAACTGCGGCCATTGTTTTAAGCAAGGCTCAAGGTCAAATTGCTGGCGTATCCGTGCCACGGAAACGTGGCGAAAAGTTAGACACAACCCCAACCCCATGGTCCTGGGAAGGTGTCATCATGTCGGGCACTTTCAACCTGCTTGTTGCACCACCCAAGGTCGGCAAGTCTGCCTTGATGGTAGGAATGATCAGCGCATGGTTTCATGGCGAAGAATCTTATCTAGGCCAAAAACTTCACGGCGCTTGCCCCAAGGTTTACATCATTGGGACTGATCAACCTGAAAGCGATTGGAACACCTTGTTTGAACGCGAAGGCTTGGTCAACAGCGATGGCGAGTTATCAGGCCCAATCGAAATGTTGTGGCATACGGGAGCACCGTTGCACTTAACAGATGAGGGCGTAAAACATCTTGCAGAGATTGCAGAAGAGAATCCTGGGTCGTTCTTTTTGCTCGATAGCTATCACGCCTGTTGTGCTCCGCTTGGCCTTGAAGAAGCCGCTTCAAGCTTTGATGGCCCAGCCCGTCAACTTGCCGAAGCCTTGGCACCTCATAAGGCCACGTTGGCGATGATCCACCACACCAACAAAAGCGTCAGCGGTGGCAATGCAACCAATGCGAGCCGGGGCAGCAATGCCTTGCCTGCGGCGGCCAGCCTCACGATCTTGATGAACTGGTTTAAGCAGCCTGCTGAAGGCCAAACGCAATCAGATCACCGCGTTGTGCGCAAGACGCAGGGGAGGGCAAAAGGCACGACCCTGCTGATTGAGCTTGAAGACGACGGATGGGTGCATCACGGCGACGGTGAAAGCGTCTTGGCTGCTGAATCGATGCAAGAGGCTGCGGACGAGCTGCAAGGCCGTCAAGCCGATATTTTCGATTACATCTGCGAGCGTTGGTCAGACGGGCAGTTCCCCGTTGTCGCGAGCGAGCTGGCAGACGTGGCCAAATGCAACGCAAGCAAGGTCAACCGCGCCCTTCGCGCATTGGAGAAAAAAGACCTTGTTCGCCAGGACGGTCAGCTTGATGCGCTTGTGTCTGGGGGTCGCCCTCAGCTCTTGTGGGTTCCCAATACCCCCTCCCCGGAAATAGGGGGAAAAGGGGGAAAAACGTCAACAACCCCTCGCGCGTCACATGAAATAAGGGGTTATTCCCCTTCTTCCCCTTGTTTACCCGATTCCCTTGGTACCTCCACCGTGGGGGTTTTACCCCCCGGCACTCCGGTCGAATTACGACGCGGCGATGCCTGGTCAAATGGCTGGGTTATTGCCAATGCGACCAAGATGGACAGCATCCGCGCTGCAAAGCTCGGGAGCCCCAACATCACGATCAGTTCCTTGCGTTGGGAACTAGACGTGCGCCTTTGTCAATCTGGCTCGCAAGAGCCGGAACCAACTGAACTATTTGATTTCTGATGCCTGACTGCAACCGCACCTACCCCGTCCGCGTTGATGTGCGCCTCACTGAGGAAGAACGCGACGCCTTGAACGCTGAAGCCATGCAACGCGGCATCCCGCGCCAGGAGCTGTTGAGGGCTCGCGTGCTGAGCGAAGCCAATCAGCCTGCCCCTGTCCCTGAGATCAAGCCCGTGCATTACTCCAAAGGCCGCGACGTTATCGATCGAGCCATGGATGCTGTCAAAAGGCGGTATGACATCCCCCACGCTCAACTGGAGCCGTTGATCTGCACGGTGATCTGCGCCCTGAACTCAAAACGTTGACGCCTGCCTGCGGGTATGCCATACTATGTGCATGGGAGAGATTCCCACCCTTCACACCAAGGCTTCAATGATTGTTACAGCAGAACAGCCAACCCTTCAGACCAGCAAGCTCAAACTCAATCAAATCATTTGTTCTAGCTACGGCTACAACATGACGATTGTTGATTACTACGTTGTAGCTCGGATTACTAAAGCCAGCGTTTGGCTTCGTCCTATTGGTCGCATCGTTACTGGCGATGATGGTCAAGGCGAAGGCAAAGCAATGCCTGACACGTCTGTGCAAGCGCCAGATTGCAACATCTTCCGCAAGCGCATCCAGCACTGGGACGGCGTTGAAGGTATTTCTGACAGCATCAAGTATTTCCGCATCTGGGATGGCCGCCCTCAGTACCACAACACCTGGGACTGATTACATCTACGGCCCTGGAGACAGGGCCTCTCTTTTCCCTTCGCTTCAACACCATGCTCGACTATCACCACACCTGGCTCAACTTATTTGATGAATTTCAGGCCACTCAAGACAGGCTTGATTCGTCAAATCTTCTTAAACTCTCACCCGTCAAACCCCACTACACCGTCAACGCCTACAAAGGCTCTGAGCACATTTGGGAAGACTGGGCATACGACAGCGACGAACTCGCCAGCCTGAAGCAAATTGCTGCTGAAAGCGGTTACACCGTCACCGTTCGTTTAGAAGACGACAAATAATGCCAAGTCCTCAAAACCGGCAAAAGGCTTTAGCTGTTGGCTTATGCCCAAATTGCTGCAAAAGACCTCAAGCAATGCACCGGGTAACTTGCCATCAGTGCATCACTAGGGCTTCGATTCAAAACTACTTCAAACACAAACGCGGCCCTGCATCAACCCATGGATCGTGCTTTGTTGAGGGCTATACGCCTGAGTGGCTGCAAATTATTTATGACAAATTTGACGGCCACTGCACTTATACAGGAGCTGCCATTGAGATTGGAGGCGAAGAAACAGCAGCAGTCACATTGGACATCCCCAGAAAGCTGGTTACGGTTTACGGGGAAGCCAAGGTAATTCATCACAACAACCTTGTTTGGTGTCATCGCGCAGTTAAGCGATTCAAGGGTCAGCTGACCGGAGACGACTTCAAGGGGCTTTGGAAAGATCTGACTTTTGATCAGAGCAATAGCTCTTGATTGCACGTCGGGGCGCCTGATGCCTGGTCTCACACAGCAGGCTGAAAGCTATAAAACACCCACCCCCGTGGGAAAAGCAGGGCGGGCCTGGTGTCCCGATCAATACCCCGACAA